TATATGAGTCTATTCAAAGGGGTGATATCTCGCAGAGTTCGTTTGCGTTTACGATTAAGGATCAGACCTGGAGCGAGGACAGGAGCTCGCGGAAAGTTAACGAGGTGGCTCAGTTATTGGACGTTTCACCCGTCACTTATCCAGCGTATAAGGAAGCTACTGTCGTAGCAAGAGAGGAAGAGGAGGAAGCAAAAGAAATTCGTACAGCTGAGGTTAAGCCCAGCGAAAAAATAAAAAGTAAATTAAAAAAGAAAAAAATGAATTTGAATGAAATGAAAGCTCTCCGTAGCAAAAACTACGAGGAGCATGTATCTCTTATCGAGAATACAGAAACAGAGGGGCGCGAGCTCACAAACGAAGAGGAAGCTAGAGCTGACTATCTAGAGGGTGAGGTAACTCGCTTAGATAATAAGATCAAGCGCCGTTCAGCTCACGAGGAGATGATCGCTCGCCAGGCTAACTTTGCTGGTACTTCAGTAAGTGAGACTAAGGAGATGGATAAGATAAATCGTTCTTTCTCTCTATCTCGCGCAGTTGAAACAGTATCTCTAGGTAAAGGCTTAGAGGGAGCTGAGGCTGAGTGGGCTCAGGAAGCACAGCGTGAAATGCAAGCTCGTGGCTTACAGATGACAGGCCAAATCGGAATACCTGAAGTAGCGTTGTTACGTGCTGGAGGAGCTGATGACTTCCAAGCTGGTAGCGGTGATGGTTCAGGATATGTTCCTACTAACGTCCCTGGAGTAATTGAAGCTTTAAGAGCTCCTACTATGATTGAGACACTTGGTGCTACTACTATTAATGGAGCTACAGGTAACCTTAAGTTTCCTAGAGTAAGCAATAAAGCTATAGCTACAGAGGAGACAGAGGTTAGCGCAGACGCTGACTCTACTATGGAGATGGACGAAGTTAATCTTTCTCCTGTACGTGTAGCTAATAAAACTCTATTTAGTAAGCAATTAATTCTACAAGGTGGGAACCAGGTAGATACGCTTATCGCTAGAGAGTTAGCAGATGGTATTAACACAACAATAGACAAAGCAGCTTTTGCTAAGATTGTAGCAGGTATTACTCCAGTAGCTCACGGTGGAGCAGCTCTAGCAAACTCTGATGTTTTCGCACTAGAAAAAGCAGTTCTTGCAGCTGGAGGTAATATGGCTAACTGTAAGTGGGCTATGAATCCTCACGGGTGGGCGTCATCTCGTGCACTTGCTGAGGTTTCTAATGTTAGCGCTATGTGGACAGGACAAACCTTTGACGGCTTCCCAGCTGTAGCAACTCCAAACATTGCAGAGGGTACAGCGGCTCATGGTGATTTAATCTTCGGAGATTTCGCTGCTGGTTTAGTACTTGCATTTTTCGGCGGTTTGGATTTGCTTGTGGACCCATATAGTAATGCTGGTACAGCTCAGATAGCTCTACACTTAAATAAGTTTTACGATTGTGAAGTTCGCCAGGCTGGTGCCTTCGCTTCTATAACTAATGTAGATTAAGATATACTAATATGAAATTGGGGGCGGGCTACTCGCTCGCCCTCTTTTTTTCTAAATACTTCTCTAATGAATTTTACATACGCAGCACAACCGACAGGAACCGACATTGTATCTCTATCAGATATGAAAGAGTTTCTTCGTGTAGATCATTCAGATGAGGACACAACTATAACAGCGATAATTGACGCTGCAACTCAATCAATACAGGACTATACAGGTAGGCACTTTAAGAGTACTACTTATGTATTTTATTTAGACAGCTTCCACTTTATAGAGTTCCCTTATCAGGTAGCTACAGTTAGCTCTGTAACTTACTTAGATAGAGCTGGAGCTTCCCAAACTTTAGCAGCTTCTAAATACTTTACAGATACAAGCCGACAGCCTGGGAGAATTAATTTTAAGAATACTCCTGATCTAGTAGATGACAAATTCAATAGAGTAACTATAAACGGCACAGTATCAAACGACATTAATCCACCATTAACTCACGCTATTAAGATGCTCGCAGCTCACTACTACGAGAATAGGCGCGCGGTTGTAGTGGGTACAATTACAGCGGTTATACCATTAGGTATAAAGGCTATCATTAATCCTTATAGAATCATTAACACTAGATGAATATAGGGGCGCTAGATAGAAGGGTAATACTACAGCAGCCTACGTCAACTGTAAACGATTACGGAGAGCGCACTGTGTCCTGGGGTACCTATGCTACAGTATGGGCTGCTATAGAGCGCAAGCCTTCAGCTAGTGAGCGTAACTCAGGAGAGCAAGTGGTGAGCTTTCAATCGGTTATCTTTACGATACGCAACAGCTCCCAGGTTGAGCTGCTTTCACCATCGTACAGGATAAGCTATGACTCAAAGATATATGAGATATTAGGAGTTCAAGAAGTAGGGCGAAATGAGCAGCTCAGAGTAATAACTGAATTACTTGAGAACTGATGAGCGTAACTATCTCAGGAGCTAATGAGCTCTATAAAAATATAGATAAAATTGCTCAATGGAGTATTAAAGACTCTGAAGCTTTACAGAAGATAGGAGAGAGAGTAGGGGGAGTATATGCCAACTACTTAAAAGCTAATATAAAAGACTTAGATAAGGATACTTCTCTCAGAGGTAGGAAGATAAAGAAAGGACAGCTAAGGAGATCTAGTGGAACCTGGCAACCTAAGAAAGATAGTAATACTATTCTAGCTGGTCCACGAACTAAAACGATAGGGAGGAGAGGTAAGACTACTAAATACGCTGACGGCTTCTATGCTCATATTGTAGAGAAGGGAGATTTTGCGGAGAGGTTTGGAGGTAAGCACAGAACACAAAACACAGGCGTATTCGAGCAAGGTAAAAAAGCTACTAAAAACAGAAGCGAGAAACTACAGCTCATCTTATTAAAGAGAGAGTTCGCTAAATATGCTAAGACGCTATGAAGGTAGGTAAAGCGATATATAACATACTGTCTCAATCTACGGACGTACAAAGTAACTTCCCCTTTAATACTACGGACTACTCACCGACAGGAACGGAGCTTGTAACGAATGGAGATTTTAGTGCTACGGGTAGCAACCTTGTAGACAATCCAAACTTTACGGAAACTGGAAGTGAGTTAGCTGTAGCCTTAACAAGTTGGACTTCTTATGAACTTGGCACTTCAACTGTTACCTATGAAGGAAGCATTGCAGAATTAAATATTTCAGCATCAAATAGCAATGTTGGAATTTACCAAGAAAATATATTTTCAGTTGGTAAAAGCTACAAGATAGTATTAAGTATGAAAGCTACTGCTTCATTTGATGCTGAAATATTAGAAGCTAATAACGCATCTACTGAATCGACTATTGGAACGGCATCACTTACAACTTCGTATCAAGATTTTACTTACTACTTCACTGCTACAGGTACATTCGATTTATTTATTCATAGACTTTTTTCTGCAAGTGGAGCATCTCAAACAATTTCAATTCAGTCGGTATCCGTTAAAGAACTCGGTGCGGATTGGACTGATACTGGAACACCACTAAAAGCAGCAACCTTTGAAGCAAATGGATTAACAATTACATCAGTAAATGGAGATGGTAATTTTAATAGAGTTTATCAAACTAATGTCACCGAAGATAGTAAGTCGTACAAAGTAACTTACACAATACACTCAGCAACTTTAACTGGTTCAAACGTATTTCAATATTATAATGGTCAGGCTTTTGTAACCTTACCGACTGCAATAACTGGAACACCACAAACATTTTACTTTACAAGAAAAGCCACTGATGATAATTGGTACTTTAGAGTAGCAACCTATGACGGCTCTACAACCGACTTTGTAACTATAAGCAGCATCGTAGTCCAAGAGCTTGGAGAGGGGTGGGATGTTCAAGAAGGCTGGATTATCGGAGAAGATAAAGCAATATGTGACGGCTCAACAAATAACTATGTTAGGCAAGTACTATCATTACCAGTGGGTAATTTAAAAGTAACTTTACAGGTAGATTCTTATACTTCGGGAACGCTTAAATTATGGGCGAATTTACCTGCATTTACAACTATAATAACAGCGACTTCTGCGAATACGTATGAAGCATACATAAAAACTACTTCAGGAGCTAATAATCTTTATTTTTACTCGGTTGCTTTTATTGGTTCAATAACCAACATCTCAGTAGAGGAGATGGCTGTAAATAAAATCTTCCCTGAGCTCGCCCCTCCAGATATAGACGCTCCTTATGTAGTGTACTCTGTAGTAAGCAATTCACCTAGCGATACTAAGAACGCTAACGGAGATATAGACACAGCTAGTATAGAGGTGTACGGCTTCCAGGATACTTACAACAAAGCTGTAGATCTAGGAGTAAGTATAAGAGCTGCTCTAGATAGAAAGACCGGAACGTATAACACAATAGAGATACAGAGCACTAACTACGTTAATGAACAAATGGATGTTAACGAAGCTCGTAAGCTTTGGGCTGCTATTCAGGACTACTCAATAAGAATAAAAAATATATAAATGGAAGATCTAATTATAAACCATTGGCAAAGCATACTATTTGCCTTATTAATAGCTGCGAGAGCTATCTTCTCTCTCGTACCGTCAGACAGCCAAGCGGTTAAAATATTCGGCTGGATAGATATTATTATAACTGCACTTGTCGGAGGAGACAGGCGTAAAAAGAAAAACAAAAAAACTAAATAAAATGGCTGAAACAACAGGAATAATTAACGGCTCAAATCTTAAGATAACTTTAGGAGCTGAGGGAGGTACTCTAGTAATGGTAAACAATTTGACAGATTGTTCTATCTCTACTAACTTAGATATGAGAGATACCACAACTAAATCTAACGCTGGATACAAAGCTTTGCTTCCTGGTATGATAGAGGCAACTATGTCTTTCTCTGGGATGTTTGCTAACGATGCTACAAACGGATTACATGAGCTCTTCGACTTTCAAAATACTAAAGCAAAGTTAGATATCAAACTTACTCAGATTGTAGGCTCAGGTTCAACACCCAACGCTGACGATATGGAGTATGTAGCTAAGGGTTATATAACTGCTCTAGATCTTACAGGAGGCGTAGAGGATAACGCTTCATTCTCTTGTACTGTACAACTAGTAGAGAGTATAGCATATAACGTTATCTCGTAATGGATATCTCACTCAATAATAAAAGCTATCCTGTTAAAGCTACGCTAAGAGCCTGGAGAAACTTTGAGAAAGCAACAGGAGTTAAGGTAGTCGAGGTGGACGCTTCAGATGTTACTCTAATCCCTGAGCTTATTTACTACTTTGTAGTTGATGGCTGCGCAGCTCAAGGGATGGAGTTTAATTTGAGTGTAGATGAATGGCTAGGATTAATCGAGGTACAAGACTTACCGAAGTTAGTTAAAGTTATGGAGGAGGCTATGAGTAGCGACTCAACGGCTGACTCAAAAAAAAAGATAAAGGCGATCCCTTGACATGGAACAGGATAGAGGAGCTGGGGCTAGGCTTATTAGGTTTAGCTCCAGCAGCCCTTTACTCTTTAACATTCGAGGAGCTCGGTAACGCTGTACGAGGTAAGAGACAAAGCGAAGAGATCAAGGAGCGCTCAGACTGGGAGCGCACTAGATGGCAGACAGCTCTACTCTTAAACGTACACACAAAGAAAGGGGCGAAGATCACCCCGAAAGATTTAGCTGTCTTCCCTTGGGAGAAAGCAGCACAAAAGAATAAGCCACAGCTAGACGGCAGAAGGATGCTAGAAAGCTTGGTAAAATATAGTAAGTAATGGCAAAGCTAGGAGATTTAGTAGTACGGATAGGAGCAGACACAAGGGATCTAAATAAGAGCCTCGGTAGAGTACAGCGCAATATGCGCTCGATGACTTCTAATTTTACGGCTCTAGGTACTCAGATGACTAAAGCAATTACGCTTCCTATTCTCGGAGTAGGGGCTATGGCTATAAAGAGCGCAGCAGACCTTGAGAAAATGGAGGTAAGCTTTATCTCTCTAACAGGAGGAGCGAAGCAAGCGGCTGACATGATGGAGCAGCTCAATGAGTTTACAGCTAAAACGCCATTTCAGATAGAAGCGGTAGCTACTTCAGCTCGTCAGCTCATAGCTTCGGGAACTAAGATAAGCGAGGTAAACGAACAGCTACAATTCTTAGGAGATATAGCAGCCACAACAGGACAGCCCATTAATGAGATAGCGGCTATCTTCGCTAAGGTAAATGCTAAGGGGAAGGTAGAGCTAGAGAATTTAAACCAACTAGCAGAGAGGGGTATCCCTATCTTTAAGGCACTTTCAGATGCTACAGGATTACTACCTTCAGAGCTAGGAGCTGGAGCTGTAAGCGTTGAGCAGTTCAATGCTACTCTTAAGAGCTTCAATGAGGAGGGAGGTATGGCTGAGGGAGCTATGGATAAACTATCTCAAACAGCATCAGGTAAATTTAGTACAGCTTTAGACAACTTGAAACTTGCTGGAGCAGCTCTAGCTGAGGACTTGCTTCCTATAGTTAATAAGCTATTGGATAAAATAGTAGATCTTGCTCAGAGGTTTACTGCGCTCTCAGATTCAACTAAAAAGAATATCCTAGTAATAGGAGGCTTGCTCGCTGTAGTAGGTCCGTTGCTAGTAGCTATCCCTAAACTTATAGCTGGTATTCAAGCTACTCGGATAGCATGGATAGCTCTTAACGCTGCTATGCTACTCAATCCTATCTATCTAGCTACGGCTGCTATAGCTGCTCTAGGGGTTGTTATGGTTGCTACTTCTGGAGATATACACAACTCTAAAAAAGAAACAGATAAATACATAGAGACTCTAAAGGAGCTAGATAGACAAGCTTCTCTCAATAGTATTAATGAGAGGATAAGAAAAGAAAAGGATAAACTTAGAGAGGCAAATGAAAAGCTTGCTACTAGTGAGCTATTAGTTGCTAGAGCTTCTGATAAGTTCGATCGAAAACTAGCTACGGATAGCGTAAACAGATACAAGGGAGTAGTAGAGGGGCTTACAAGCTCACTAGGTGCTTTAGAGGAGGAGCTAGATAGGATACACTCAATAGATTTAGGAGCTGACACAGGAGCTCAGGGCGAAGGTCTTATAGAAGTAATTTCACCTAAACAGATGAAGTTTTTAGAAGCTTTACCTGTTAAATTAATAGCAGTACAAGAGCCTATAAAAGAGCTACAGAAATCTACTTCAATTTTAGGGGAGTCTATAACAAATCTAAGCGATAAAACTATAGTACTAGCTGAGGCTTTCGGGCAAGCTTTTGGAGAAATGATGGGAGGCGCTAAATCAGGAGGTAAAGCTTTTAAGAGTTTTGTAGTCGATGCTATTAGAGGTATAATCGCTATAGCTAAAGCTAATATTATAGCAGCTGCAATGAGTCCAGCTAATCCTATTAACGCTGCGAGCGCTGGTTTGTCAGCTCCAGCTTTCGCGCTTGCTGGCTTAACGGCTTTAGATGCTTTGCTAGCTAACATACCAAGTTTAGCAGAGGGGGGTATAGCTTTCGGTCCTAGTCTCGTAGAGGTAGGGGAGTACTCAGGAGCTGGAGGTAATCCAGAGGTAATAGCTCCACTAAATAAACTTAAGGATATGATAGGAGGTAACGCGATACAAGTGTATGGCCGTATCTCAGGAGATGACATAGTGATAAGTAATAACAGAGCTACACGCGACAGAAATAGGTTCTAATGGGATATACATTATTCAAATCAGAATTTACAGATATCTCTGGAGAGGACTGGCTCGTTAAAGTATATACTACAGCGGCGGGAGTAGATCTAAATAAGACTTTTAACCTGGGGCCTGATGGGTTTAGATTGAGCTATGATTTCGATGAGTACGATAGATGTAAGCCAATAGTAGGGAGTAGGGTACAATTTACCATGTACCAAAATGACAGCGAGACAGTAACCTTTGACGCGTTTTATACAGCTCTATCTACAGCTGAAGAGGGTACTTATAGAATAGAGATATATAAAGACCAGGACTCTACAAATACTTTGTTCTGGGTAGGTGAGATATTACCAGAGCAGACAGTAATCCCTGATGAGTTCCCTAATGCAGCTATAACTATAACGGCTGTAGATGGTTTAGCTAATCTTAAAGGAATAAAGTACAACAATAACGGAGCAGCCTACACAGGTACAGAGTCTATACTAGGACACTTACACTTGCTTATTCAAAAGCTTCATGTATCCGATGTATGGACGGCTTCAGATACAGAGCTTAAATTCTTTGAGGACTTTATAGGTAAAGAGTATAAAGATTATATATCAGGCGCTCAAAACCAACAGCTTCATAATGCTAAGATAGCTCATTCAGCTTTCTATAATAAAGACGAGGACGGACAAGCTCAATACTTCTCAGCGTATGAAGTACTAGAGACACTTGCCCTTAGTTTTAACGCTTGTATATTTATGAGTGAGGGGGTTATATGGTGGGTTCCTTTGGGAGCTATCCAGGATCATGCTAGTGGCTCATTAAGTACAGCTAACTTTATGACAGGGATAGGATCAGTAACTTATAATACAGTAGCTAATGTTACTATAGGGGCTTTGTTTGGAAGTGATAGCGCACAATGGGAGAAGCTCAAAGGATGGGAGCGTACAAGCGTACCCGCTTTTAAAGAGGTAAAACGTACTAGAGACTATCAAGGTAATAAGCCAATAGTAAAAGACAGCCTATATACTGAGGCGGATATAGTAGCAAGTACTGTTCTAGACGATGAGGATATACTTTATCCTATAGGTACAAAGTTTTTAGTATCAGGATATATAACATACTTCTATGATGGGGATGGAAGTAGTGAGGACGATGACAGAATAGCTCGTGTAGTACTAGCTGTTAAGTTTAGAGTAGGAGATAGTGGAGGAGCAGACAGATACTTAACAAGAGCTGTAGCTTTTAACTCAAGTAATCAAAGCTATGCTTCATTCTATAATAGTGTAGGAGATACAGACCCAGAAACTCCTAGCTTTTACGAGCCTGTTTATGATCCTGTAACCTGGGGTGGCTCAGTAGATACATTCGACATTGTATCTTATGTCTTTGATAAAAAACTAGGAACTAACGCCCCTCATAATGGTAACGCTGGAGATAGTATTTTAATACCGTTTCAATTTATAACGCCAGCACTAACAGCTGAATCTACAGGGCTTCAGCTTTCGGCTTCATTATCAGGTGCAAATGTTTTCGGAGTGAGTGACAGTGATCTAGTTAATACAACAGACGCTAATTTCTCTATAGGAGATTTTGAAGCTTTTATATATGACGAAGAGAATACTCAAGAGTTTAGCTCGTACGATATAAAAGCTACTAATCCCGATACAGCACGTTATAAGCTTGATCAAGGTACTAACTTACTAGGAGATAGGATAACAGAAAGCGATTTAGGTACGATATCAATAAACAATGGCACTAGCTACGTAGATTCTACAGAGTGGACTAGCTTAGAAAGCTCTACAGCTTCACTCTCTATTAACGGCTTAGGAGTAAGGGAGCGCTTAGCTTCTAACGAGGACGCTAAAAGAGTAGAAAGGGGTACACTATTTAAGAGGGGCTCTACATGGATACACCCGTACACGATCCTAACTAATACAGATGACTCTAGCAACTTCTACCAGGTATCGGGCTTAACGTTTATAGCAGCTCGTTCAGAGTACGATATAGAGTGTATGTATCTCTCTCGTAATATTACAGGCATAACTGTAGCAAATGATAATTTTAAAGGCACTCCAGGAGGTGGGCTTCCTGATGTTTTGCCAGAGGTTAAGGGTCCCGGTCCTGATAATATAGTAAGCGATAACAGCACTAAGCTAGGCTTTATCACTACAGATACCTACGGAATTACTAAAGTAACGACAAGCATTGGTTCAGCTGGTATAGATATTAATTTACCTACAAGTAAAGCAACGGCTGGGAAGAGTGTTATTGTTATTAATACTTCTGGAGCTATGGCTCCATTAGCTGACGGAGCGAGTGGAGAGTACTTAAAAACAAACGGCTCTGGAGTACTAAGTTGGGCTGCTGCTGGTGGTGGCGGTGGTGGGGGATACTTTGGCTCTACTAGCTTATTAAAAGTTATGCCTACTGAGTTCATAATGAATGATGATTACGCTAGGGTTCCTGTAATGGTAGAAGATGATATAACTAACGTACTCGGAATAAAAGCGCCCGCTAGCTCTTCGGAGCTTTATGCCTTTATACCTATCCCAACAGGATACAAAGCTACTCATGTACAAGTGTACGCTTCAGCATCTACGACAAGCGCAGTACTTACTAAGAAATTTAACCAAACGACAGGAGCTACAACAGACTATGAATCGGGCAACTTTAACAGCTTAATAGATATTACAGATATAACAAGCTCTGATACTGAAAATATAGTTATAAAGGTATCTCCAGGCTCAGCATCTACAGTTATCTATGGAGCTGACATAACTATAGCAGCGGTCTAATGTCATGCAAAGAGCTTACACTAGAGGAGTTAATAGAGCTAGTAGAAGCTATGGAAAAAGCGTTAATAGAAACAAAGGGAGCAAATCAAAACAAGCCATGATGGACGTTAAAATGTGGGGATTGAATATATTATCTGTATCCTGGGGAGCTGCTTTATGGCTCACAGATATAAATGTAATACTTGGAATAGTGGGAGGTTGTGCTCTTATTTGGGCTAACATAGAGAAGGCCGTAACAGAACGAAATAAAAGAAAGTGATACCTTATATATGTATCATAATACTTAACGTGGCTAATTGTAGATACAAGCGCTTAAACTATGGCCGCTATGATATACACGATCTCTTTTGTATAGGTATCTCTTTAATCGGTATCTATGCGGTACTTTAAACATAGCGAATTTGACAGCCCAGATGAGCCTGGAAGCGGTCAGCTTATGGATCCGTATTTTTTACAGCTATTAGATAAGGCTCGTACTCATGCTCAGATACCGTTCAAGATAAGCTCAGGCTATAGGACTAAGGAGCATAATAAAAAAGTAGGAGGCGTAAATGGGAGCGCTCATGTTAAAGGTTTAGCTGCTGACATAGCATGTAGTAATAGCTCAGACAGATTCACTATAATTAACGCCTTAATCTTTGTCGGCTTTCATAGAATAGGTATAGCTGAGGGTTTTATACATGCAGACGTGAGCACAGATAGGCCAGGCTTTATGGTATGGACTTATTGAACTAACATTTTATTGTTTATAAGTTAGGGTGCAGTAATGGTGCAATATATTTAAGGTGGTTATACATTGCGGCTATAATCAATTTAAATAATTTAATACCATGACTTTTTTAACTAACAATTACGAGCGCGAAACAGCAAGCTCACAGTACTTAAAATTAGCTCCTAATACGAGCGCTACTATTAGAATCGTATCTCAAGCGGTAGAGGGCTATCAGGTCTTTATGGACGGCAAGCCTATAAGATGGACTGTTGACGGAGAGATGCCTAAAAAAGCTTATTCAGCAGATGACAAAGTAAGACCGTTCGCAGCGTTTACTGTATGGCATAAAGAGGATTTACAGTTTAAGATCTACAGCTGTACAACTAGAAGCGTACTCCAGGAGATAGCTAACCTAGCAGAAGTAGAGGGCGATCCTATGACATATGACCTTAAGATAACTCGTAAAGGGGCTGGGCTAGATACTAAGTACTACGTGAGAGTAGATAATAAAGAGGCTTTTGATTTAGATATGTGTGAGCTCTCTCAGAAGTTTAACGATAAAATAGACATGGAGCAGCTATTTGTAGAGGGAGGTAATCCATTTAAGCCTGTAAGCGTAGAAGCATGAAGCTAGACACTATTAAGCTATCCTTTAGCGCTCTCAAAGCTTTTGCTAAATCTCCAGCTCATTTCGCTTACTACAAGCAGAGAGCCTTTAAAGGGAGCGCAGCTATGCGAAGGGGTAAACTCACTCACGAGCTCGTACTAGAGCCTGAGAAAGAGATACTAGTTATAGACGTAGCTACTAGAGCGAATAAGCAATTTAAAGAGGCTGTAGAGCAGTACGGAGAAGATGGGGTATTTACTCGTAAGGAGTACAACGAAGCTAAAAACTTAGCGGCCTCTGTAATGACTCACCCCCTAGCTAATAAGCTTATAAACGAAGCGACTAGTAAGGAGGAGCATATACATTTCAGCCTGGACGGCGTAAAGTTTCACGGCTATGCAGATATTATAGGCCATGACTATATAGCTGACTTGAAAATCACAGATAACGAGCCTAAGAAGCTCCAGCGCTGGGTACTAGATAACTTATACCATATGCAGTTAGCTCTGTATTCTCACGGAGTATTCAACTCAGAGGCTCGTATAAAGCACTACTTAATTACATGTGATCCGAATGCTCCCTATGGAGTAATAGTGTACGAGCTCTCCGCTGAAATAATGGAGGACGGCTTCAATAGAGCTAGGCTAGAGGTGAGTATGTTCAAGGATTGGTATAGAGGATGGGATGGAGAGAGTACTCCTAAGAGCTACGACTACAGCGAACCATTAGACTCAGCAATGACATTAGAACTTCCAACATGGTACAGATAAACGGTTTAAAGAAGTATATAGTAACGCTATATGGTAGTAACAAGGCTTGTTATGAGTCTCTAGGAGTAAATAGAAGTACGCTCTATAGATGGATTAATCAAGATCCTATGAGGATGCTTAAGTACTGCGATAAGATAGCAAAGCAAACAGATACAACGAAGCTCCAGCTAGAGGGGGAGATACTGTTTCAAGATGAGCAAATAAATGGCTAAGGAGTTCAAAGGGGTATGGATACCTAAAGAGATATACCAGGATAGAGAGCTCAATCCTACAGAGAAGCTTATTCTCTCAGATATAGCTACTCTAGGCGAATACTTTAAAAGCAATGAAACGATAGCTATTGAAGTAGGAGTGTCTCAAT